GAACCCTCAGACGCCGCCGCAGGCCCGCAACGTCGCCCGCCGCGAGGCTCTGGCCGCGATGCGCGAATACGCCGCGCTCATCGCGTCCCGGTCGCGTCGCGACGTCGTGACCGACATTCGCTCGCGCGTCTCGTGAGCTCGCCGGCATACGCGACCGCACGGCACACGGGGCGAACGCTCGGCCCGCTCGCGTGCGAGCTCCTCGAGGCTATCGACGTGCGTCTCCTGCCGTGGCAATCGCTCGTCCTCGACGAGTGGCTCGCGGTCGTCGACGACCCGGACGCGCGGCAGGGGCTACGGCTGGCGCGTACGTCGTGCGGGCTCATCGTCCCGCGACGCAACGGCAAGACGCTCCTCGTCGCCGTGCGGGCGCTCGTCGGAATCCTCGTCCTCGACGAACGGCGCGTCACGTACACGGCGCACCGGTTCGATACCGCGCTCGAAACGTTCTCCACGTTCCGGGAGCTCGTGACGCATCCGGCGATCGTCGGCCGCGTGAAACGCGTCTACGACACGAACGGGAAAGAGCGGGTCGACTTCCACGACGGTTCCCGATTCTCGATCCGGACCCGGGGCCCGGGCGGCGGTCGAGGGCTCGAAACCGACCTCCTCATCGTCGACGAGGCTCTCGTGTACGACGACGACGCCGAAGCCGCCCTTACGCCGCTCACCGCTCGAGCACAGGCAGAAGGCCGCGGGCAACGTGTCTACGCGTCGTCGGCCGGTACCGACGGGTCGATCGTGCTCGACCGGATCGCGCAACACGGCCGGCAGCTCGACGGGGTCGACGGCGGGACGGTCGCCTTCCACGAGTGGGCGGCCGACCGCGAGGCCCCGATCGACGACCCGGACACGTGGGCGGCCGCGAATCCGTCTCTCGGCTCTCGGCTACTGACGGTCGAGTTTCTCGCGTCGCAGAGGGCCGCGATGACGGTCGAGGCGTTCGGCCGGGAGCATCTCGGATGGTGGGCCGATAACGCGTCGCTCCCGGCGATCGACCCGACCGCGTGGGCCGGGCTCGCCGCGGCCGGCCCGGTCGACGTCGACCCGTCGACGGTCGCGGTCGCGTTCGACGTGACCCTCGACCGGACGGCCGCGCGGGTCGTCGCGGTCGCGGTCGACGACGTCGGCCGGCTCGTCGTCCGGGTGCCGTACGCGATCGAGGACCCGGGCGGGATCGACGACCGGGCGCTCATCGGCGCGCTCGAAGCCGTGTACGACGACGTCGGCCCGGAGTGGCTCGGGTACGACCGGCTCGGCGGGTCCGATATCGCCGCCCGGCTGGCCGACCGCGGCTACCCGGTGAAGGCCCTCGGCGGGGCCGTCGTGGCGAACGCGTGCGGGCTCCTGCGGGCCGCCGTCCGGGCCGGCGGGCTCGCCCACGACGGGTCGACCGCGCTCGCCGCCGACCTCGCGAGGGCCGTCCCTCGCCCGTTCGGCGACGGCGGGTGGACATTCGCCCGCCGCGACGTCACGAGCGGGAGCATTGCCGGCGCGATCGCGCTCTCGATCGCGGTCGCCCTCGCGACGGCGAACGGTCCCGGCGACTCGACGATCGCCGGCGCCCGAGAATCGTAATCGGACATTCCGGGACCATTCGCTCAAGTTATCCACAGGCCCGGGACACGGGGCCCGGGCGCCGCGAGAGTTACACCCGTGGCATTCCTGCGGTCGTCGAGGACCCTCGACGCGTTCGACCGTCTGACGGCGGCCGCCGTCGACGACGACGCCGCGACCTCGGAGCCTGCCGCCGCCGCCCCGACCGGGGCCGCCCTCCTCGCCGACCTCGACGCCGGTTCGATCCTGACGTCGTCCTCGAGCCTGTGGCGCGACCTCGCGATGAGCGTGCCCGCGTACCGGCGGGCCCGGACCCTCATCGCGCAGAACGTCGCGCAGGCCAAGCTCTGCCGCGTCACGGCCGACGGCCGCATGATCGACGGGTCGCCGTTTATGCGGCGCCCCGATCCGTCCCGGACGTCGGTCGCGTTCTGGGCCGATATCGTCGGCGACCTCGCCGATTACGGGACCGCGTTCGCCGTCAACACTCGCCGCGAATGGGCTTACGCCGACGCCCGGGACCGCTCGAAGCGCAAGCACCGGGCCGTCGTCCGGATCGACCCCGACCGCATCACGTACGACCCCGAGCGGGACGTCTACGCCGTCACCGGGACCGATGGGGCCGTGCGCGAGTACGCGCCCGAGTACGTGATCGGTTTCGAGTGCTCGGCCGGCGGGTGGCTCCGGGACGGGTCCCGAGCTGTCACGACCGCGCGGCTACTCGAGGACTCCGCGCGGCTGTACGCCGAGAACCCGACCCCGCTCACGACGCTCAAGAACACCGGCCCGCGTAAGACCCCGAAGCAGGTCGGCGAGCTCCTCGACGCGTGGATCGCGGCACGGCGGGCCCGGACGGTCGCGTACCTCGGCCGCGATATCGAGGCCGAGCACGGCGGCACGTTCGACGCGCAGCAGATCGCCCTCGCGGAAGCTCGCGCCATGGCCGTGCTCGACATTGCTCGACTGACCGGCGTCCCCGCTCTGTACCTCGAGCAGGGCCCGAATGACGCGAGTATGGCTTACCAGAACATGACCGAGCGCCGGATCGACCTCCTCGGCGCGTGCCAGCCGTTCGCGACCGCGATCGAGCAGCGTTTCTCGTGGGACGACGTCACCGGCGAGGGCACTCTCGCCCGGTTCGATTTCGGGCCGTGGCTCCGGGTCGACCCCGCGCTCCGCGCGTCGCTGTACCGCGACCTCGTCCCGCTCGGCGTACTCACGATCGAAGAGGCCCGCGCCATGGAGGACTTCGCCCCGACCTCGACGAGCTCGACGACCCCGCCCGACGACCCGGAAGGGGCCCCGGCATGACGACTCGGCTCACGTACTCGGCCCCGGTCACGTTCGCCGACGGCCCGCGCCGGCTCATCGGCGGCCGCGTCGTCACGTACGACGAGACGGGGTCGACGTCGATCGGCCCGGCCCGGTTCGCCGCCGGCTCGATCACCGTCCCCGACGACGCCGGGACGGTTCGGCTCGTCCGGGAGCATGACGAGACGACCCCGGTCGGCCGCGCGGTCGCGTTCACGATCGACGACGACGGGATCGACGGCGAGTTTCGGATCGCCGCGACCCGCGCCGGCGACGACGCTCTCGCCGAAGCCGCCGAAGGGCTCCGCGACGGGCTTTCCGTCGGGGTCCGGGTCGACGAGGCCGAGCGGGACGCCGACGGGGTCCTCGTGATCCTGTCGGCCGTCCTCGAGCACGTCGGACACGTCACCCGGCCCGCTATCAACTCCGCCCGCGTCGACCGCGTCGCGGCCGCTCACACCGAAGGGAATACCGCCATGGCACACGATCCCGAGGACGTCGACGGCGTCGACGAGTCTCCCGAGGACGCGGTCGACACCGTCGAGGCCGCGCACCGTCCCGCACCGATCCGCACGGCCCCCCGGGTCGCGCCGGTCGTGTCCGACGTGGACCGGATCGTGCTGACGATCCGCGCGTCGCAGGGCGACCGCGACGCCGCGCTCAGGCTCCGCGCGGCCGACCAGAAGCTCGCCGACAACCCGCCGCAGGTCCCGACCCCCGTCGTCGGCAACCTCATCGACACGATGAACGCCGACCGGCCGATCATCGCGTCGGCCCGCCGTCTCCCGCTCCCCGCGGCCGGCAAGACGTTCCAGCGGCCGACGATCACGCAGCACGTCCTCGTCGGCGAGCAGTCGGGCGAGCTCGTCGCGCTCGACTCGCAGAAGATGACGACGGCCGCGCTCGACGTCGTCAAGCGCACGTTCGGCGGGTCGCTCCGGATCAGCTTCCAAGATCGCGACTGGACCGACCCGGGCATCCTCGCCCTCATCCTCGCCGACTTCGACACCGTGTACGCGCGCACGACCGAGGCCGCGGCCGCGACCGAGCTCCAGACGGCGACCGGGCACGAGGTACTGGCCGCCCGCACCGATCCCGCGGTCGTGCTCAAGGCCCTCTACCCGGCCGCCGCGAAGGTCAAGACGGCCGCCGGGCAGATGCCCGACGTCCTCTACGCCGGCGTGACGTCGTGGACCGACCTCGGATCGCTCTCCGACACGGCCAAGCGCCCCGTGTTCCCGACGCTCGCCCCGGCGAACGCGCCCGGGCAGATGCGGGCGACGTCGCTCGAGGCGAACCCGCTCGGGCTCCGTCTCATCGTGTCGACCGACCTCCCGGCCGACTACCTCGCCGTCGGCTACTCGCAGGCCCTCGAGTGGTACGAGAACGGCCCGGCGACGCTCCAAGACGTCGACGTGACCGCGCTCGGCGTCGTCGTCGCGAAGTACGGCTACGCGGCCGGGAAGCTCGTCCTCCCGGGTGCCGTCGTCGAGCTCTCGCCGACCGCACCGACCACCAAGTAGCACGACTCCCGGGCCGGGTGCTCCCGGTTCCCGGCCCGGGGACGACCACGACACGAGACGGAAGGGCGGCCGGTATGCCGATCCTCACGGGTGCCGATATCGCGGCCGCCCTCCGTCTCGCGTCGACCCCGCCCGAGCTCGACGAGCTCGCGACGACGGTCGACGAGTGGCTCGCCGAATACATCGACCCCGCGTACCTCGACCCGAACCCGGTCCCCGGGCCCGTGCGCGAGGCCGGGATCGCGGTCGCCGTCGACGTCCTACAGAACCGGAACGCCGCCGGCGGGCAGAACGTCGGCCCGGACGGGTCCCCGGGCCCGTACCGGATGGGCGGCGCCCTCTGGTATCGGATCGCCGGGCTCGCCGGGCCCTACGCCGCGGTCGGGAGTGAAGTGGGATGACGAACGCGCTCACGGATGCCCGGGCGACCCTCGCGAACGGGCTCGCCGCGAACGGGCTCCCCGTCACGTACGGGACCCCGCCCACGATCCTGCCGGGCACGGTCGCAATCGAGCCCGGCGACCCGTACTACACGCCCCGCCGCGTGGGGCCCCGGTTCGCCGGCGCAATCGTCCTCCGGGCGACGCTGTACGTGCCGCTCGTCGACTACGTACAGGCCCTCGCCGACCTCGACGAGCTCATCGCCCGCGTCTCGGCCGCGCTCCCGGACGGTTTCGGGCTCGGCCCCGTCGACCGACCGGACACGGCCGACACCGGCGCCCAAGGCGAATGGCTCACGACCGCCGTCCCGATCACCGCCCACGTAACCGAGTAGGAAGGCCCCACCATGGCACTCGTCACCGGTCGCGACTGCGACCTCACCATCGGGACGAAGGCGTACGCCGGTGTCGTCTCGTCGTTCGCGCTCGACTTCGATTCGGAGTCGCTCGAGTACGCGACCCTCGGCGGGACCCTCGCCGGCGCCGGCTCCGAGACGGGTACGCTGACGATCACGTTCGCGTACGACTCCGGGGACACGCCGAACAGCCTGTTCGACGACCTGTGGACGGCGGCCGCCGCCGGTCAGAAGGTCGCGTACGTCGCGAAGGTCGGCAAGAGCACGTTCTCGGGGAACGCGATCGCGAAGCGCCCGAGCGCGCAGGCCGACGCCGAGAACCCGTCGGAGACGGTCGTCGAGATGACCCTCGACGGGATGCCGACGAAGGCCGCCGCGTCGACCCTCGCGGCACCCGCACCGGCCGCGAAGTGAGACTCGCTTTCACGATCGACCGTGGGGACGGCCCCGAGCTCGTCAAGGTCACCCCGGCCGGGATCATCGAATGGGAGCGGGCGAACGGGACCCGGCTCGCTCGAGTGTTCCGGGACGGGCTCGGCGTCGTCGATATGGCCGGGCTCGTGTACGCGCAACTCAAGCTCGACGGGGTCGCGGTCCCGGACACGTTCGACGCGTTCTCGCGGTCCCTCGCCGATATCGACCTCCCGGCGGGCGACGATGCCGGCGACCCTACGTAGGCCCGCCCGGCTCGCTCCTGCGGGCCGTGTGCGAGCTCGCGTACGCGACCGGTATCTCGCCGCGGGAGCTGCTGGCGCTCGATCCTGACACGTTCGCGACTCTCCACGACGTCGCCACGACACACGGAAGGGGACCCGATGCCGACACCGGGTAGCCGCGGGTCCGTGTACGGGGTCCGGGAGACGTTGCGGGAGCTCCGGGACGTCGACCGGAAGTATTACCTCGGCGCGCTCGCGAAGGTTCGCAAGGCCGCCCGGCCCATGGCGCAAGCCGCCGAAGCGTACTTCCCGGACGCGTCCCCGTTCGCCGGCCGCACCCGGGACGGATTCACTCACGGCGGCCGTACCGGCTGGCGCGGTCGGCCGAAGGTCGTCCCGAAAGTGGAGACGCGGAAGCCGCGACGCTCGAGGGACCGGGAGGACTGGCCGCTCGTCCGGGTGATCCTCCAAGACAATCAGGCCGGCTACCCGGCGGCCGCGATGTTCGATATGGCGGGCGCCGGGAATCTCGGGGACCAGCTCGACGGCGGGTACGGGTATCGGTCCCGGGCTATGTGGAGGGCCGCGACCGCGCACGGCGATAACGTCGTCGAGGCCGTGCGCGAAGCGATCCGGGAAGTAACCGCGACCGTGAATCGTCGACTCGTGGAAAGGCCGTAGCCGTGGCGATCGTCGTGCCGATCCTGTCGGAGTGGAATCCGAAGGGGCTTAACCGTGCCATGGCCGATTTCCGGCGGGCCGAAGGGGCTTTCGGGAAGCTCGACCACGCCGTATCGAAGTACCTCACTCCGTCGCTGTTCGCCGCGACCGCGGCCGCCGGTGCTCTGGCCGTGAAACTCGGCGTCGACGCCGTACAGGCCGCGGCCGACGACGAGCGGGCGATGATGAGTCTCGCCCGCACCATGGAGAACCTCGGCTACGGGGCCCGCGGCGCCGAAGTAGAGGCCTACATAGGCAAGCTACAGAAGCTCTACGGGGTCGCCGATAACGACCTCCGGGCCGCGTTCGATCGGTTGCTCCGGGCGACGAACGACGTCGGCGAAGCGCAGAAGGCTCTCGCCCTCTCCGTCGACGCGGCCGCGGGGTCCGGGAAATCGCTCGAGTCTGTGGCGAACGCGCTCGGCCGCGCGTATGAGGGATCGACGACCGCGCTCGGCCGGCTCGGGCTCGGGCTCGATAAGGCGACCCTCGCATCGGGGAATCTCGACGTCATTACGGCGGCTATGGCGCGCACGTTCGACGGTCAGGCCGCTACCGCGGCGTCGAGTCTGTCCGGTCAGCTCAATCTCCTGAGAACGCGTACGGATGAGGCCGTCGAGGCCCTCGGATACGACCTCGTCGAGGCGATCGACCGGCTCTCGGGTGGCACCGGCTCCGGGCTCGACTCGGCCGCGTCGCTCGTCGAGAAGCTCACCGCGACGACGGGCGATCTCATCGTCGGAATGTCGCTCGTCGTCGACGAGCTCCGCGACCTCATCCCGCGACTCGAGGACTCCGGGGAAGCGACCGAGTCGGCGGCCGACGCGCAGACGTCGTGGACCGACTCGCTCCGCGCGTGGAATCCGATGGTCGCGACGGGGCTCGACCTCCTCCAGCGTTTCGCGATCGCGTCCGACGAGACGGAAGCCGTGATGTATGACGCCGCGGCCGCTACGTCGGCGTGGTCGTCGCGGCTGGCCGGGCTCGCGAACGTGCTCACGGCCGCCCGGGCCGCTCAGTCGTACGCCGCGAATAACGCGGCGTCGTCGGCCCGGTGGACGGCGCTCGCCGTACAGGATTTCGACGCGTCGATCCGGTACGCCGGCGGGAACCTCTCGGAATACTTCGCGTCGCTCGACGACGTCGGCGGCGGCGGCGGGTCGACGGCGTCGACCGGTGGGGCGACGGGTGCCGTGACCGAAGCGACCTCGAAGGCCGAGCGGGCTTTCGACCGGCTCGCGAACCGGGCCCGGGCGACCGCGGCCGCGCTCGCGGCCGCCGCCGACGAGCAGAAAGCCGCGCGGGACGCGTTCGACGAGTACGCGACGACCGTCTCGGACTGGCTCACCGGGTCGACGGGGCTCGCCGCCGCGCTACAGGCCGAAGCCGCGACCGCGGGCGCCGAGCACGCGACGACCTATCTCGCCGCGTGGCTCGACTCCATGGAGAACACTCGCAAGGCTCAGGACGCGATCAATCACCTGTTGTCGACGCTCGACCCGACGAACGTCGCCGGGAATGAGGCCCTCGTCGGGCAGTTGCTCACGCTGCCGCCGGGTGAGGCCGCGCGGGTCGCTGACGACCTCGTTACCCGTGGGCTCGGCCCCGAAATGGCTCGCCGGCTCGGCGAATACGACCTATGGGCGGCCGGCGTCGGGGCGAAGTGGGCCGAGACGTTCCGGGGCCCCGCGGTCGCCGCGGCCGACGCGCAATACGACGCGCTCTCGACGACCCTCGAGGGCTACCTACCCGAGCTCTACCAGCTCGGCCGCAAGCTCGGCAAGGAAGTGATGCGCGGGTACGAGTCGATCGTGTCCGGGCTCCCGGCCGGGATCACCCGCCCGGGCGGCGGCGGGTCCGGGGGAGCATCGACCCGGTCGGCCGCTCCGGTCGTGAACGTGAACGTCACCGCCGGGCACGGCGACCCGATCGCGATAGCGCGGGCCGTCGAGGCCACGATGCGAACGGCCGCGCGAAGGCTCGGCCGATGAGCGGATTCACGCCCGAGGTACGGATCGCCGGGCAGGACGTCGACCCGATCACGCTGGCCGGTGCGACGATCACCTATGGCGCCGTCTCGCCGGATGCGACGGCCGACCCCGGGACCGCGTACCTCGAGCTCGTCACCCTCGACGCCCTGCCGTCCGACGCCGCATCGTGGTATCCGGCGGTCGGGTACGGGACGTCGATCCCGTCCGGATTCCTCGACGAGTACGCCGACGTCTACGCGGGGCCCCGTGTGTCGACTCTGACGCTCGGCGCCCCCGTCACGATCACGGCCCGCGAGAACGTCCCGCCCGACCCGCCCGAGAACCCGCGCACGAACCTATGCCCGAATCCGACATACGGAACCGGCGTGACGCCGTGGACGACGACCTCGGGCACGCTTACCGCCGTCACCGCCCCGGCTCCGGGCCCGGCCGGGGACACGTGCGCGGAATGGTCGCCCGCCGCCGGTATCCATGCCGTAAAGGTCGGCGTCGCAGGTATCCCGGGAGGGTCGCCGATCACGTTCTCGGCGTACGTGTATGTCGTCCCCGGGTCGGTCGTGACCGCGTTCGACTTTTATGGATTCTGGAAGCGGGCCGACGGGTCGTTTATCCCTACCGCCGTGGACGGGCCGCAACTACCGCCCCCGGCGGCGGGTGGGTGGGCCCGGCTGTCGCACACGATCACGGCGCCGCTCGACGCGGCCGCGTTCGACCTCGAGGTACGCGCGTTCGGGCTCGCCGCCGGGGCTCGGATCATGCTCGACGCGGTCCTCATCGAAGCCGCCGACACTCCGGGCCCGTACTTCGACGGCGGGTACGCCGACCCCGCGATCGTGAACCCGGTTACCGCGTGGACGGGGACCCCGCACGCGTCACCGTCGACCGTCTACTCGGCCCCGTACCGGGCGCACGTCTCGACCCGGTTCACCGGGACAGTCGCCGCGATCGACTACCGGCCCGCGTCGATCGCCGTAACCGCCGTCGACGCGTGCGAACCGTGGACGAGGGCGCTCGTCATCCCGGCCGCGTGGCCGCGTGAGCCCGAGCGGGACCGCGTGAACCGGATCGCGGCGGCCGCCGGGCTCGCCCTCGACGTCGTCGGCGACTCGACCGCGACCGTCGGCCCCGGCCCGACCTCGGACACGCCCGTACCCGCGTGGACCCTGCTGGCACGCGTCGCGGCCGACTGTGGCGCCGTGCTGTACGCGACCCGAACCGGGATCGTCACGTACCGGACCCGGGCCGCGTCGACCGGCCGGGCGGTCGTCGACGCGTACCCGGCCGCCGTCCTCATCGACCCGCTCACCATGACGCAAGAGGCCGCCGCGCTCGTGAACGTCGCCCGCGTCACTCACCCGGACGACACGACCGGGCAGGGCACGACGATCGTCGTCGAGGACCCGGACTCGAAGGCCCGGTACGGGCACCGGGAACGGTCGTGGTCAGTCGAGCTCGACGCGACCTCGGCGGCCGCGTTCGCCGACCGGCAGATCGCGAACCGGAAAGCGCCCGCATGGGCCATGCCGAGCATGAGGCTCATGCTCGGGCTCGCCGCCGACGCGGGAGGGGACTACCCGGCGAACGTCGTCGCCCTACTCGACGCCGACCTCGACGACGAGGTATCCCTCGTCGGGCTCCTGCCGTCGTCGCCGGTGCCGTCGTACCGGTCCCGCATCCTCGGAGTCGTCGAGACACTCGTCGCCGACGACTGGACCCTCGACTACTACCTCGACCCGCTCGGATGGTCGCAGACCGCGCCCGGCGACGCGTACGTACCGCCGCCGCCGCTCGCACCCTCGAAAGACCCGCAACTCGAGCCCGGCGAACGCGCCGGCGACTTCCGGGTACGCAACTACGACGGGAACCTTACGTACGTCGTCGCCCCGCTCGCCGGGACGACCGGGACGGCCGTCCTCGACACCGCCCGGGGAGTGTTCACCGTCGACACGTCCCCGGCCGCGTGGTCGGTCGCGACGACCGAACCCGGCTCGACACCCGGCTACATGGAACGCAAGCCCTACACGTACACGACGGTCGACCGGGGCCGGTGGGAGACGACGACCCGCACCCGCGACGAGTCGTACCCGGCCCGCTCCGAGACGCGCGACGTCCTCGGCGACCCCGCGACCGGCCCCAATCAGGACCAATGCCCGGTCGGCTGGTATCCCGTCTACGTGTCGTCCGAAGGCCGGAACCGGTGCCAGACGCAAGTAACCGAATGGCGATGCGACTACGGCGGCACCCTCGAGGGGACCATCTGCCGAAAGGTCGTCACGTACACGGAGACGGTATGGGTCCCGAACCCGGTAACGGAGCGGGACCCGACCCCGGCCGGGTACGTCGACACCGGCACCGAATGGGTGAGGACACGATGAGAGGACGAGGATGACGTACGCGCCCGGGGACCCGGCCCATATGGAAGCGCACGCCGACACGGTCGCGGCCGCCGCGGCCGCCGCCGCCCGTGCGGGTATCACCGTGACCCTGCCGCCTCATCGGGCCGTGGGCGACCCCGGACACGTCGACGACCATAACCTCATCGTCGACGCCCTCGCCGCGATCGCGGCGGCCCCGCCCGGCATGGAGTGGGCCGAACTCACGGGCGGCACGACGTCGGACGCCGTCGTCGAGGGCGAGCCGCATACCCTCCACACGTTCACCGCGAACGGCACTCTCACCGTCTCGAAGGCCGGGTACGTGCGGGCCCTCATCGTCGGCGGCGGCGGCGGGTCCTACTTCCGGTCGTCGGACTCGTTCACGGCGGCGGGCGGCGGCGGGGCCGTCGTACACGGGGTCGTGTGGCTCCCGGCCGGGGACCATCCGGTATCTGTGGGCGGCGGCGGCGGCCGTGGCGCCGTCGACGGGTCGACGTTCGGGAACGTCGGCGGCGCGTCCGGGATCGACGGGCAGTACCAGCCTGCCTACGGCGGCGGGGGAGCGCTCGGGCAGGGACAGACGCCGTCCGGTCCCTCGGGTGGCGCGACGAACGGCGGCGCCGGGTCCGGGTCCGGGGGCCGTGCGTCCGGTGCGACGGCGGGCGGCGGCCGTACCGCGTCGACGATCACCGGGGACACCGTCGTATACGGGAAGGGCGGGACCCCGGGCGACCCGGCCGCGACCCCGGACAACACCGGACAGGGCGGCCGATGGAACGGCGACACGACCGCATCCAACGGCGCCGCCGGGGTCGTCATCGTGTCAGTACCGAAGTAGGGGAGAGGACGAGAGTGGACACCGTCGAGGACGTCGCCCGGGTCGATCGGGCGACGGGCGAGGTAGTGAACGTCGAGCGAGCTTCGGCCGAGTGGGTCCGGGCTCAGGGAGTCGACGTCGAGTGGCTGTACGTCACGGTCGACGACACGACCGGGCCGGCGCCGATCGGCGGCCGGTGGAATCACGACGCGGGACGTTTCGAGCCCGCACGAGAGGACGGCCCCGATGAGTGACCCGATGCCCGAGCCCGACGTCGACGACGAGGATGCCTCGTTCACCGGCCGCCCGGCACAACCGGAGCCGGACGTCGACGAGCCGAACGATCCCGAGGGAGTGCCCGCATGACGTACCTCGCCCGCACCGTCGACGACGCGATCGAATGGTCGCGCCGACAGATTGACCACCCTTCGCAGGACTGGACGAACCTATGCCAGAGCCACGTACGACAGGCCATGGGAGTCGGCGCGTGGGCGCCGAGCGCCCGCGATGCGTGGTTCACCGTGCCGAAATCCGAGAAGGTTTCCGGCGGGTCGCCGCTCGACGCCCCGCGCGGCGCCGCGATCTATTTCACCGCCGGGAGCGCCGGGCACGTCGCCCTCTGTATCGGCAAGACCACGAACGACAAGTGCCTCTCGAATGACTACGTCAGGAAAGGCCGGATCGACGAGGCCCCGCGCACGTTCCCGCGATGGGGCTCTATCTCGGCGTCGTATGCCGGCTGGTCGTTCTGGACCCCGTACGGCGTCCTCGCCCCGTCGAGCACGGCGGCATGGGACGGCGTCGTACCGCCGCTCGAGAACGTCCTCTACGCCGAGGCGAACGGCGTCGCGAATAAAGCCGCGTGGCGTCTCGCGTGCCGGCTGTACGACCTCGGCTACTACTCGGGGACCCCGCTCCCGTGCTACTCGCAGGGCTACCCGGTCAGGGCCGTGATGGCGCTCGAGGCCGCCCGCGGGTGGAAGGTCGACGGGAAGTACGGCGACGGCGTACACGCGGCCGCGTTCGGATGAGTAAGGGCCGCCGCCGGTCGACCGTCGAGACGCTCGGCCGGTGGCCGCTACTCATCGCGGCCGTCGTGTGTATCGGCGCCGGTATGTCGTTCGACGTCGCCGCGAACGACACGGAGGAGACGCGCGCGTATCTGCTGGCGCTCGGGGCCGTGCTCCTCGGCGCGTGGGTCGCCCTACTCGCCGCCCACGACTACCGGGGAGCCGAACCCGACGACACGCCCGACGAGTGACCCGGGCCCCACACGGCGGCCCCGTGCCGTACGATCGACGGGTATCGCCGGGAGCGATACGCGCTCGAGTGCCGATAATGGACAGAACGGAAAGCACGCGGCCCACGCGTAACGGGCCGTAACTTCCGGAAATCGGCGCCCTACGTGTATCCCCTCCCGACCTACTCGGGAAGGGAAACACGCGATGCCAACTACCTTCGCCTACCGGCTTACCGGCCCCACGGGGACCCGTAACGGCCGCGGCACGATCAGAGTCGAGCGAGACGCCGCGAACCTCGCGTACGTGACGCTCAGGCTCGGCGAGGTAACCGTCGAGGCCGCCCTCTCGGGCGCTCACCTGTCGCAGCTCATCGCCGACCTCGACGCGTGCCGGGACCGGCCCGCCCTCCGGACGGCGGTCGCGTGACGGCCGCCGACCGTGGGCTCGTGACCCCGGCCGAAGCCGCCCGGCTGGCCGGCGTCACGCCCGCGACCGTTCGCCGATGGGCCGCGACCGGCGCCCTACCGTCGTACGTCACCGCCGGCGGGCATCGCCGCTACCGGGTCGTCGACGTCACCCGCGCGGCCGCCGTACAGGGACGGCAGGCCCGCACGTGATCCTCGTCGACCCGACCCCGGCCCCCGAGCCCGAGCGGGCCCTACGCCCGTCCCGGGCCGTGTCCTCGAGGGCCGCCGCCGCGATACCCGGCCGGTGGGCCCCGTTCGCGTCATGCGTCCGGGAACGCGAATCGGGCGGGTCGTACTCGGCCCGTAACCCGTCCTCGAGCGCGATGGGCGCGTACCAGTTTCTCGACCGGCCGTGGCGACAGGGACTCGCCCATATGGTCGCGGCCCGGCTCATCGACCACGGGTGGAAGCGCCCGGCCGCGCTCCGGCTCCGTGAATGGCTCCGGGCCCGACCGATCGCCGAATGGCCGCCCGTCCTACAGGACGTCGGTTTCGCGGCCGTCCTCGACCATCCGGGCGGCTGGCGGCATTGGTCCCTACGCGGGTCCCGGTGCGATCGGCTCGTGCCGTGAGCCCGCGCATGGACCCGGCCCGCCGTGGCGCGGTCGGTCGACGGCAGGGCCCGCCCGTGGCGCCGTCGTGGCTCTGTCACCTATGCGGGGTCCGGGGGCTCGGCGGCCGGGCCGCTTTCACCGCCCACTACCTACGCGCCCACTACCGGGAGAACACACCATGAGCCCGCTCACGTCATGGCTCGTTATCGGGGCCGCGATCCTCGCCGTGTTCGCCCTCGTCGTCATCCTCGGCCGGCTCGACGCCCGACTCGACGAGTGGGCGAGCCGCCGTCGACGCGTCCGACGCGACCTCGACGACCTCGCCCGGCTCGAGCGAGCCCGCGAGGCCCTACGCCGCAACACACAACACCGACACCGGGAAGGGAACACGAATGACCGATAGCACGCCGACAGACCTCGCCCCCGTGGGCGACCTCGCCGAGAGGATCACGTACGCGAAGGCCCTCGCCGCCGCGTCACTCCTGCCGGATCACTACCGGGGGAATCCCGCGAACGTCCTACTGGCACTCGAGTACGGGCGCTCGCTCGGGATCGAGCCCATTACCGCGCTCAATGCGATCGCCGTCGTCAAGGGGAAGCCCACTATGTCGGCCGAGCTCATGCGGGCGCTCGTGTTCCGGGCCGGTCACCGGTTCCGGATCGTGTCCTCGACCCCGGACGCGTGCGAGATTGCGGTCGCACGGCACGAGCACCCGGCCGACGTGTCGACATTCGCGTACACGATCGACGACGCGAAGCGCGCCGGGCTCACGACCTCGGACAGGTACCAGAAGCACCCGCGCGCGATGCTGCTCGCCCGGGCGACGTCGGCCGCGTGCCGAGCCGTGTTCCCGGACGTTATCGCCGGGATCAGCTACACCCCGGACGAGCTCGACGACCTCCCGGCCGCCGCGACGGTCGTCGAGCGGGCCCCCGTGCTCGAGGACGACGTCGAGACGGTCGACGCCGAAGTGATCGAGCTCGCACCCGGCGACCGGTACTCGCCGTCGGGCCGTGGCGCGAACGCGTGGAATAGCGAACCGGCGACCGCGCGGCAGAGGCAGGCCGTGACCGCGTTCGCCCATTCGATCGGATTCGAGTCGCTCGACGCGTTCCTCGCATCGGACACGGTTCGGATGATCCTCGGCGGCGCACCGTCCGACCCGCTCTCGAAGGCTCACGCGTCCCGCATCCTCCAAGCCGCCCGCGACTTCGACGCGACCGAGACGGCCGCCTACGCCGCCCGCGACGGGGGCCGGTCGATCGACCCCACGCTCGCCGAAGCCGACGCGATCCGGGCCGAGCGATGGTCGGCCGAGCGGGTCGACGAGAACGGGGTCGACGAGTGAGCGACCTCGACGACCGCCGGATCGCCCGTCTCGAGCTCAGGGTCGCCGAGCTCGAGGCCGAGAATCGACTCTTACGACGCCGTGACCGCGACTCGAGGAACGCGCTCGCCCGGGCCCTCGATGACCTCAGCGAAGCACGGCACGCCGCCGACCCCGGACCCGAGCCCGACGACACCGAGGGCCGGGTACTGTGGCTCGCGACCGCCGGGCCGACCGTTCTCGCCCTACGTGAGCGGGCTCTCGAGCTCGAGGACCAGCTCGCCGGCGCCGTGCTGGCCGTGGTCGCGCTCGAAGCCGAGTGCGACCGATGCCCGGCCGAGCAGTTTCACGCGCTATTCGCGTTCCGGGACGGGCACACGTGAGCCCCGTCGTGTGGGTCCCGGGCGCCCCGTACGTCGCCGAGCTCGACGACGACGCGTGGGCCGGGATCGAAGCGAACGGCCGACACCGGGCCGCACTATGGCAGGGCCGACACTCCGGGACCGGCTACTACCAGAACACGACCGCCCGCCATATCGCCGGCGCCGCGGGCGAGTGGGCCCTATGCGCGTGGCTCGACTCGCTCGGGCTCGGCTACCAGCGGGAATACTACGGATGGGACGCCGTCACCCGGCGGGCCGCCCTCGAAGTGAAAGTACGCAACGGCTCACACTTCCACGTCTGGCGCCGGCAAGTGAACGGCGGCACCGTCGACGCGATGACACGGCGCCCGGGCCCTCGAGCTCGCGCGGTCGTGTGGGCGATGTATGAGGGCGACCCCGCGACCCGGATAAGCCGCGTCGCGCTCGTCGAGTGGACGACACACGAGTACGCCCTCGAGGCGCCGACCCTGCCGGGAACACAAGCGAATCGGATCGTCCCGGCGACCCGCGTATTCCCGCTCGACGACCTCGGCCGCTACCTCGTGCGAATGGAGAACGAGCGATGAGCGCCCGGCCTACCCTGCGAGTGGATAAGTACCTGTGCGCGATGCCCGAGACGCTCCCGCTACTCGGGTCCCGTACCGGGGCCGAAGCGTTCCGCATGTACGTCGCCGCCGGGGCTCTCATGGCCGGGCACGACCGCCGGTGGCTCATCCATGCCCGGATGCTCCCTCTACTCGGCGCCGGGCGCCCGGCCGCCGATCGACTCGTCGACGTCGGCCTATTCGAGCCCGTCGGCCCGGACGAATGGCGCGTCATCGACCGCCCACGGCATATCCGACTCATGTACCTACCCGCAGGGCCCGAGCAATGAGCCGCCTCACGTGGGCCCGCATCGACTGTGACCTCATCGGGCACCCGAAGGTCACCCGACTACTCGCCGGGCCGAAGGGCCCCGAGCGGGCCCTCCTGTACCTCGCGTCGATCCTCGACGCCGTCAAGCGGGAAACCGACGGACACGTACCCGGAACCGCGTTCACCCGGTACGGGGCCCTCTCGCAGTATGGGAAGGCCGCCGACGCGGCCGCCCTCGTCACGGCAGGACTATGGGACGTCGACCCCGACGGCGACGGCTGGTGGGTACACGACTTCGCCGACTACCAACCTACCCGGACCACCCTCGACGCCGCCTACGTGCGACGTAGCGCCGGGGGAGCCCGGGCCGTGTGCGCGCGATGGATGCGGGCCGGGAAGCCGTGTACGTGCGGCCAGCACGAGCCCCTCGTCGGCCCGCCGCTCGGCGGGCTCCGAGCGATCGCAGGCCCCGAATGAGCGATACGCAACGTATACGGCCCGTATTACGCGGCGTACATACGCACGTAATACGGCGCGAATACAACGAGACGAGACGTAACGTAACGAGACTATACGCGTATGCCTTCGGCATACGACCGTGGCCGAGCGGGATGGGGATATCACTAGACGCTACGCGCGCGAGAGGAACTTCGATGCCAGCGCACAACTACCCGCCCGGATGGGCGAGGACACGGGCCCGCATCCTCGCCCGAGACGGCCGCACGTGTGGATGGTGCGGGGAGCCCGCGACGACAGTCGACCACGTCGTACCGATCGCTCGAGCCCGTGAGCTCGGATGGACCGAGCGCGAGATACACGACCCGAGCAATCTCATCGCCGCGTGCCAGTCGTGTAACTACTCACGCGGTCGACGACCCGGGCCGCCGAAACGACGCGAGTCGACGACGAGCGCGCTCGACGCGATCCGGGCCGGATTCTTGCCAGACCGTCAC